GTTCTTTGAAATATTTTAAAGTAGGAATATTATTATCCCAAATTTGACTTCCATAATCTTTACTCAAAGCACTTGATTTTTTAGATTGTAATTTTTTTACACTATTTTTTTTATCTGCATTTATTCCATAAGGAGGGTCAACTATTGCTATGTTAAATTGATTATCTTTAAATTCCTTTAAAGCCTCCATGCAGTCCTTGTTGTGTAAGTTTATCATCAATCAAATATTGTTAATTGTCCAACCCCACCAAACATCACATCTTGTTTTTCTAAGCAATGCAATGTTTTCATTTGTGAAAAAATTCTTTGTCTTAATGAATCCAAACATTCATCCAATTCAGTCATGTTTTTTGCTATGTAATAACCTCTCCCATTGGAACAGATTCCAGCAACTAAATTGTTAACTCTTAAATGTTGAATTATCTTATGAACTTTTTGTGAAGACAACCCTGTTTTTTGTTGGATTTCTTTGTTTGTTACAGCGTTTTCTTTTCCAATCCTTCTTTCTAAAGCTTTAGTAAAAGGACCAATCCATTTAAGGTCATCCTCACAAAGTTCAAAATTGATGTTTTCGTAACCTTTCAACATTAGAACGGCATTTCATCAGATTCAACACTATGGTCTGCAACTCCATCAATTAAATTAATTTCCCAAGCTGAGATGTTATGATAATATCTTCCTTTAAATTCTTTAGAACTAACATTCAATTTGACCTCAATGTTTGCTCCGATTTTTAAGTTTTGTATTAATTCAATCTTTTCTCCAAAAGTATCAATGCAAATCTCATTGTTAAAATCCGAACCTGTGTCCAATACAAAACTTTGTTTTTGCCATTCTTTTCCAGCTTTTGAAATTCCTTTTTGTCTGTCTAGCACTTTTGCTAATTTTCCTGTAATTTTCATTTTAATATAAATAATTTGATTTTAATTCTAAGTCCTCCATCACTTCCAATGGAAATGTCATATCTATTTTCATTTTTACATATTCTCTGTTGTCTGAATAATATAAAAAAGTTATAAATTTTTTTCTTATGTCTTTATAAAGTTCAAGCTCTTGTTCTAATTTTCTACAATGATATATAGAAGTAGCATGGTCCATACCATGTATATAATTTCTCATTTTATAATGTTTAACATCCAAGTATTTCCACAAATAATAAATAAAAAACCTTCTTGCATTTATGATATTTTTATTTCTTTTTTTCATTTGTGTAAACTCCATAGCCTCACATTTCCACATCTTTGAAATCACATACTTTGCGACCTCCATTCTTTCTGTATTTATTAAATTCATTAGTAAAGTATTTCAATTAAGTTTGGTTTTAAAACCCTTTTTTCACACATTACAGGACATCTTCTACAAATTGAGTAGTTGTCCACCCCAAATGGTTTAAAGTTCTTTAAATCCTTTTTAAATCGTTTTATTTTGTTTCTGTGTTCCTCAATCTTTTCTTTTGACGCTTCAACTAAAACAAATTTACTCCATCCAGACTTTCCAAAAATAACATAAAAAAAAGGAAGATAAACCCCATTCATTTGATAATACATTTCAATATAATGGATTGCTTGAGTAAAATCTTTATAAACCTCTCCCGTATTTTCATCAACTAAATTTGACCATCCGTAGGGATTCCACTTGCAATTTTCATCTTCCTTCATTGCAGTATATTTTAAGTCCATTATTGCAAGTTCTCCTTTATACTTTATTAAAGCGTCAGGGTGTCCAATGAGGTCCTCTGTTTCCCATTCAGGTTGAACCTCAATCAATTCAATTTCTAAATCCTTTAACATCTGTTTTGACTTCTGAGCTAATAAAAAAAGGTCTGTTTCTCTTTTTAATGGTTTTCCCGTCTTTCCTTTTGGTATTTCGTAAACTTCCCCACCTCTACTTTTTCCAATCACATTTTGTTCAAAAACCAGACCGTCCAACATTGCGTCGCTTGGTTTTGTTCTGAAGTTATTCAAATAAACTTCCTCCCATTTAATTTTGCAATATTCTGGATTGTAAAAATCTCTAAGCATTGATTGACTCATTTTCATTGTGCTTTGGTTTTTTTATTTATTTGAAAGTCAACCTCATCTTTTCCCAAAGTGTTTGTCAAACCCATTGTTTTAATTATAACACGAGCCAAAGCCCTTTTCTCAGCTATCTCAACAGGAAACTTCTGAAAACAGTTATCTTTTGACGCTGAACCATAAGTTTCACATTTTCTCTCTCCATCTTGAAATGATGTTGCTTTAATAATTATGTTTCCAAGCTCAGAACTTATGATTTCAAACCTTACATCAATTTTGTTATTCCATTGGATTTGTTCTATTCCTGACCTTGTTATGATAGTAAAACCTCTTTTGTCTGTATAGACATCCTCTTTAGTTAAGGAGTTGTCTTTATATAGTGAATTTAATCTTTCTTTTTTAGTCATGATTAAAATTGTAAAAGAAAAAATGTTAAGACAAAAGTTACAATAATTAAAGCTCCATAAATATAGTTTTCATATTCTGTTAAATCATACTCTTGAGGTTCTTCAACATTGTATTTTTTAAAGTTATTGTATTTAAAAAACATTGCTGTTTCTTTAGCGTTTCTATATTGAGTAAATCCTGATTTTTTATTAGTTATTTTATACATAGTTTTATTTATTTAAGTCAATTAATTCATCCCTTTTTGATTCCAAAGCTTTAACACTGATGTTATCTAAAAGATAAGTATCCAAAATATTGTCAATTAAAACAATTGTTTGTTTTGTTAAATAATCATTAGTTAAATCTATTATTCTGTTTGTTGCTTCTAATGTGTTAATGTGTTCGCCGTTTTCAATAATTTTGTAGATGTTCTTTTTTAAGTTTTCCATTTTTTTATTTTTTTAAAAATAGGGGAGTATTTCATCCCCCTGTTATTATATTATTTCAGTAGTGTATGGATTGTGTCCAAACTCATTTCCACATAGTTCAGATGCTATTTGTCTAGCTTCCGACTCTGACGTTGCTCTAACTGTATATTCTAACCATGTAATTTTTTCTGGCTGTTTACTTGGGTTTTTGATAACCTCAACTCCAACCTCATAAGTTTTTAAGTTATTCACATATTCTACACCCTTTTTTTCTGCTATTTGTAAAAGTTTACTTAAATTCATAATTATTATTTTAATTGTTTTTAATTCGTTTAATTATTTTTCATTATTGTTAATAGTATCTCGTTTCTTTCTTCAAATGTAATTGAATCTAAAATGTTTACTTCTCCAAGTCCGCAAATTACAATTCCTAAATTATTTGATTGGAATGTAACTTCCATTTTTTTATCTCTAAATATGATTGTTTGTGTTTTTAACATAATAGTAATTTTAATTTTTGTTTTTAATTCGTTTAATTATTTGTAATAGACGCTTCTCAGCGTTTCGCTCATTGAGAGCTCTTCAGTATTACTTTTGTGAAGACTCTAAGATTTGTTTATGCTCTTTTTGAAGTTTTTCAATCAATTGTTTTCTAAAGTGAGATTTATCCTCATCCCATTTGAAGCTTAATAGTCCTCTTGATAACATTGAAAGAAAGTGTAATTCTTTTTCAGTAAGTTGTAATTGTGTAGTTTTCATAATTTTAATTTTAATTGTTTTTAATTCGTTTAATTATTTGTAATAGACGCCCGAAGGCGTTTCGCTCATTAAGAGCTCATCAGTATTACTCTGCTATTTGTAAATCTTTGATTTTTGATTTGATAATAAAAACAAGCCTTGTATCTTTTTTAATGATTGCTTTTATCAATCTTTTTCTTAGTTCTTTAATTTTTGATTCTTTTTGATTTTTCATAATTGTAATTTTTATTGTTTTTAATTCTTTTAATTATAATACAAATATAAGGACTTTTTTAACAATCACAAACTTTTTCAAGTTTTTTTTAAATATTTTTTTTCTTATCTAGTAAATCTCTATTTTTTAAGTGTTTTTTGTGGAGTTTTATGTGTTTTTTTAATGTTAAGAACTACTCAATTTAGTTGATTTTAGTTAAGTTTTTGTGAAAACTAAGCAAAAAAAGAGCCGTATCTTAATAAATACAGCCCTTTAAAAACTAATAACTAACTAAAAAAAAGTAATATGTGTTTGCAAATCTATATAATAATTTTAAATATCGTATCTTTTTTATATGTTTTTTGTAATGACTTAGCATTATAAGAGAAAAGTTCCTCGTCAATATCATATCCAATCCACTTGTCTGTTTCCTGTAAATCAATTCTCACATCCTGCCTTCCATCCTTTGTAAAGAAATATACATTCTGAGCTGCTGTTCCACTTAAATTTAAAGCTTTGTCAGAATAAGCGTTTGGACCTACTAAAGAAGCACTTCTTGCAATTGAATCTTTAATCATTGTTTCATGTAAATGTCCACAAATAATAAAATCAATTAAAATCCCCTTATGTGAATATTTAGAAACAACTTTTCCAACCTCACTTGACCCCATTTTTCCCAATTGATGTCCATGAATGACCAACATATTTTTTCCTTCTACTTCAACAATTAATTCCAAGGCATTGTCACCTCTTATAAAATCCATTTCAGGAATTAACAACCTCAACATTTCAAAAATTGTGAAATCATAGTTATCAGAAGCGACCAAATCAACCCATCCAAGTTCTTGATGAACTCTGGATTCGTTTCCCGTCACACAACAAACCTTTACTTCTGCAAATTCCTGTAAATCCAACAAAAAGTGTTTTAATAGATGAACTCCCAGAAAGGTTGCTTTTGCTCTGTTTGTAGACATTGCTAACTTTTCATCCAACCTCCTGTCCGAATTTAACAAATCTCCCGTTATAGCAACTAAAAATGAACTTACATTGTTAAGTTTTGCGTATTGTTTAACATAGTAAGCAAATTTTTGTAATCTTTTAGAAGCAATCTTAAAATCATATTTGTTATTGTCAATATCTACCAATTCGTTAAAATGGGTGTCTGCTATTTGAACAACTGCAACAGAACCTTTTTTGACCTTATGTTTCTTTAGAGATGTTTTTAATGAGTTTTCCTTTAATATTTTAATTAACGCCTTGTTATACTCCATTAAAGCGTTTTCCTCTCTTGCATACTCTCTAAATGATTTGTTTGCTATTCTGTTGAGGTCCTGAGCTCTTTGTTTTTGTTTAGCTAATTTGACATTGTGTTGAACAATATCCTTATCAACTAAAACATGAGAAATAACCAAAGAAACCTGTTTTCTGATATAATCTGGAGAAACATCAATATTGTATTTGTCTATTAGATGCCTTCCAATTTCAGCAAATCCAACTCCATTTTCAAATAGTTCAAGAATTTCTTCTTTGTAGTCTAAGTATTTATTTCTCATTTTTTCTTTTGATTTTCTCCCAAGAACGACCACCAAAATAAGCTCCAAAGGCTGTAATGGCTAAGGTCTGCCAAAGATTAATCCAAGCGTCTTTGATGTTTAAATCAATAAAACTAAAATCAACCAAAGTGAAAATCGTTAGTGTAAACAACAAAAAGACCAATGTTAACGGTCTTATGTTTTTGGAAAGCCAAGAATCTGAGTTCATGTCTGCCTTCCATCTTTCTGTGATTTCGGACTGCATGCTTGACTCATGTTCCAAAATCTTTTCTTCTAATTCTTTTTTTAGAATCAGTTTTTCTTCTTGAGATGTTATTAATTCATCAGCAACATTTCCAACCTCTTTAACAAGGTCAGAAGCTTTAAAAATTTTTGTAATAAAATTCATTATTTACAACACTTTTTTTTGCAATAATTGAAACACACTTTGTTAAAAGTTATGAATGACACGAATTTACAAATAAATTTTTTCATTTTTTATAATTTTTTTTAAGTTGTTAAATATACTATGTTAATAAATCCAAATCTTAGGGGATGAAAGTTTCTCACTTATATCAATATGAATGAAATTTCCTTTGTCTTTTCCAGCTATTCCCAAACGAAAAGGAAGGTCTAACTCACTTGCTAACTCCAAAGCAAAGGCAACAAACAAAGCTCTTTTATATGAATCTGAAATTATCACATCAACTGCTTTTCCCTCCAAATGAGCTGAATTTTTTATCGTTTTATAGCCAAGTTTTCCAAGTTTTTCATGATGAGATTTCGTTCTGAATGCACTTGATAAAATAAATTTAAAACCACATCTTTCTCTCAACTCATCTAAAAACAAGAGAAATGTTTTATCCATCTTTTTTCCAGAACCCTTTTCATCTGGAGAATCAAATTCCTTTAATTTAAAATGTCTGAGTTTCACTTTCTCTTTTTTATAAGCTTTACTAAAGAAACACATATTGCCAATATGATTGAGATTGTAAGGAGAACTTCATTTACTTCAGCCAGACTCAATCCAATAGCTCCCCCATTTGCAATTGATAAGTCCAATATATCTTTTGTATTATCTTTCATTTTTAATTTTGTGTTAATGTTACCTTTCCACCCCAAATCCTGTGATTTGTTGATGAAACTAAAACTTTTATCATTAAATAATTTGTATCTGATGAAGCAATTGTTCCAATGCTAATTGCAGCTCCATCAGTAACTCCTGTTCCCACTGTTGAACCTTTTCCATTTGCATCAATATCCATTTCATAAACCTCAACTGATTTTGTTGTGTTACTTCCCCAAATATATACTTCTGTTGCTGTTGTTCCACTTGGAATGTTCACTGTTGCAATAAGTTCCTGAGCTGTGTTTTCTACTGAAACCCCTGTGTTTGTTCCATCTCCAAAAACAGCTGGAGTGATGTCAGGACTTGAAGCGTCATCATTGACCATGAAATCATTTGGAAGTATTTTTACATAAAGAGTGTCTACTCCAACCATATAATAGTTCCCACCTGTGATTGAGTATTTTCCAATTGAGTTTGCAGTGACTGGCATTCCACCAACAGAACCCTCTGTTTTTCTTTGGTATTGTTCAAATAAATTTTTGTTATCTATTCCAATAATCGCTCCCTCTCTGATGTCATCTGTAATAGTGTTGGAAACAACTGAAATTGTTGTGTCTGTTCTTGCAACATCAGCAGAAACTTCAAACTCTAATGTTTGACCACTTTTATCATCTGTAATGTAAATTCTATCTCCTGAATAAATAATTTCCTCTCCAATTGGTTGGATGTTGATTGATGTTATTGCTCCAGCTGAAATTCTTTGACTTACATCAGTTGCACCCCATGGCACCCAACTCATCATTGCACCGTTACCATGACCATTTCCTGTGTTAGTTCCACCTAAAACAGGACCAGACAAAGGACCTGTTTGACCTTCATCCGCTGTTGTAACCACAAGACCCGTATCATAAGTAAATTGAAACCAAACCCCGCTCCACTCATCTCTTAAAGTGTTATAAGTTCCACTTAAAAAAACATATTTTTCAGAATTTATGTCTTTCAATCTTCCAACAGGGTTGACCATTTTTAACTTTGTTGAAGTCAATTTATCTGTTTCACTCAAAGCAGATGAAACGTTCATTCTTTGAGAGGCTATGTGTTGACATTTAATCAATTCAGTTGCAAGTAATTCTGTAAATCCGTTTGTCCCTGAAAGTGTTCCCTTTCCCCATGTTCCTGTTGCAGGAGATTTTACGAATGCTGAACCATTCCAAACTCTGAGAGATGAATTTACGTCAATTGTTGAACTATCTCCCCAATATAAATCTGTTATTTCAACTGTGTGAGAATCAGTTGTATTTGTTGTATATTCTGAAGTTATATTGTTATCTCCAATTGCTCCCGATGTAACTTGTGCAAATATTCCTGTTAATTGGTTGTTTGAATCAAAAACATTTGAATAATCAAAAACAGTATCTGGAGAACCCGCTCTGCTTTGTTCAGAATTGTTTGAACTTGCTTTTAGTTCTCCATGATAGTTTATACTGCCAACGCCTGGAGCGTGTGTGTAAGTAAAAAACTCAAACTCCCAGGCACCCGTAAAAGCCGCATCTGTTGGAATCATTCCATTGTTGTAAATACCAGAATCAAAAATCACTCTTTGACTTGTTCCATTTGGAATGTAATTTATGTATTTATTAATCATGTCATCTGGAACTCCATTTGAACTTGTTGGAGCAGTATAAGTTGACCATGATAAAGTTGTTCCTGATTCTGTTAACATTTTTGTATAAGGAGTTGTTCCAGCTTGTCTTGCTCTTATGCTAAAACATAAATGCATATTCAAAACTCTAGGGAGTCCAGGTAAACCTGATGCAGCTGTTTGTGATTTTATATTTGTAAATATTAAAGGTATTTGACAATAAAAACCATCCATGTCACTAGCGTCAGTGTAAGTTGATATTTCTTTTGAATAAATTAAATCATGAAGGTTTGTTGTTTGGTCTAATGCTGGAAAACCCTGAAATTGATTTCCGTCTTGGAAAACTAAAAAGTTTCCAATAACTCTTTTTATTGGAGCGTAGAAATCATATTTTGTTCCAGCTAATTTTTGTAATCCCGCATTGTTTACATTTGTTACATTTTCATATTGTAAATCATATTGACCAAAATTGGGTTCTCCAATATATGCTTCATCCGCAGCTCTTGTTCCTGTATAAAAGTATTCTCTTGTAGCTATGTTTATTGGTGCAGTTGGTGTTCCTGTTTCATTAGTTTCATATTCTGCAATTTGAACAAAATGAAATGTATGGTGCCAATAAACACACCTCATTCCCCATGATTTACACAAAGACTCTAAAACTTCATAAAATGTTTTTGTTGAATAGTTTCCTTGTTCGTCTCTTTCATATAAAGAGTTCATTTTACATTGTGTCCAAAACAAAGGGTCATCAGCTTGTCCTGTGCTTGGCATTTCTGAGTTAAACCAATTTACTGATGTTTTATAAGTGTAATTTGCGTTTGAACCTTGAGCGGTTAAAGCTGAACCTGTTTTTGCCAATATTCTTTGAATCCATGTTCTTATTGTTGAATATTCGTTCACATATACATCATTTATGTCATAAGGAAACTCAACAGGATTCCCTGTGTCCAAATTAGTATCTCTAACAAATGGTTGGTCCTTTAATAAAGAAAGACCATCAATGGCGGTTAATTTAACTTCATAAGGAAAAGAAACATCTTCTTGAGCTGCTAAGTCCATAATTAAAAACCCACTCCATAAAGGTCTTGTTGTAACCCTATCATTGTATAGATGAACATAAACATCTTTCTCTTCCAAAGTTCCGTCTCTTAAATCTTGAATAAAATCAGCGTGTCCTGAGTTTTCCACCATAAAAGGAATATCTAAAGAACTAGCAAGAATGTATGAAAACTTTTCTTGATTACTTGTTTCATAATTTATTTCAGGTCCAGAACTTCCAAGATTGATTTCTGTTGCAGCGGTTGTTGAACCTTCAACCCAGATTTCCAATGTAAAATCCTCATTGGCCATTGACTTGTAGTCAATATAGTATTTTTTTCCTAATGCCATTTAAACGCTTCTTTGTCTATTATAACCTGTGTTTCTATTACTTAAAAATATGTCGTTTCCTTTAATAACTCCTTCAACAACTACATTTTGAGTTCCCCCTCCCATAAATTGTTTTAACCTATCTAATGGAGCTACAACTTCAGGATTTGAAGCTGTTGTTCCAATACCCTCTCCAATAAGAGCTGTTGTTGGTCCTGTAACTAACCCACCTTGGCTAAAAGGAATAATTCCTTTTAATAAGTTTCCAGCACCACTTGGAAGAGTTGAAGCCAACTTTCCGCCTCCTATCCCACCCAATAACAATCCTGTTATTTCTAAAGCAGCTAACATGGCTAATTGTTTTGCAATAGCTTGTTTTAAGTTTTTAATAAACGCAGAAAAGAAATTTTCTTGTGAAGTCATAGCAGTTTCCATTGAGTTTGCAAAAATACTTCCAAAATTTGAAACAGAATCATTGTATACGTCTTGCATTGTAATCATTCTTTGATATGATTCATCATTTTGTGGACCAAACATCAATCCTTGTTCTTTAAATTTTTCTATGTTTTTAAGTAATGGATCAAGACTCTTTTTGTATTCTGTTGTTGATTCTATTGCTTTATTAGTATCTTCCGAAACTTCTTTAAAGGGATTGTTAATTGAAATTTTATTAAAGTCCATTGAGATTTCTTGAACATTTGCTCCCAAATCTTTGGTCATTTCTTCATTAAAAGCATCTGTGAAGGCACTTCCAATATCTGTTCCATAATTAACAATTGCGTCTTTGGATTTGTTAAATCCGTTTTTTATTCTGTCTATATCTAAAGTAAATACACCAATTATAAGCTCTCCGATTCCCGCAAAAGTTTTAAGAGCAAATTCAGCAATTCCTTTGAAATATATTTTTGCAGCAGCAAACAAACCTTTTATTGAAGCTCTAACCTTTAAATTTGTGTTGTAAAAATAAATTAAAGCACTAACAACAGTCAAAATAATACTAGCAATTCTTAATAATGGATTGGCCTTCATTACTAAATTTAACGCAACAAAAGCTTTTGAAGCAGCTGCCAGACCAACTGACAATCTTCCAACAAAAATTAAAATTGGTCCTATTGCAGCTAAAACCAATCCAAATGTTACAATTGTGTCTTTTGTTCCTTCATCTAATTTGTCAAATTTCTCCAACAATCCAACTAAAAACGAAGCAAGTTTTGTCACAATAGGAAGTAATCTTTGTCCGATTTGTTCGGTCAAATCCATAAATTTATTTTTCAAAGCTTCTACACCACCAAGTCCAGCGTCTCTTGCAGCTTCTGCACTTCCTCCATACTGTCTTTCTAATTCCTCTAAAATAATTGTTTGAGCTTCAGCAAGTTTCCCTGTTTCAACTAAGGATTTTATCAATGTTTTTTGGTCTTCTGAAAATTGTATTCCCGCTCTGCTTAATGCGCTAAGATTTGCAACAGGGTCATTTAAAGCTTTTCCAAGCATAATTGAAGCCGACTTTAAATCTCCATCTAATCTTGTTGCTAAATCTAAAGCAATTTCCTGAGTTTTTGCAAATTGTTCTCCTGTTATATTTGTAAAAGTTAAAAGTTGTGCTGTTGCATTTTTTAAAATATCCTCATCTCCAAACAAAGAAACTTTCTGCAATTCAGCAGCCATTTTTTGAAGCTGTTCTGAAGTGAATCCAGCGGCCATTCCTGTTGATTTTAAACCAGCCTCAACTTGTCCAATTGCTTTTTCTTGTTCATCAAAAGCCTTTATACTAGCAGCACCAAAAGCAAGGATTGGAAGTGTTAAACTTGTGGTTAAAGTCCTACCTGTTTTTTGTATGTTTTTTCCAAACCTTTTAAGATTCTTTTGAGCTTTTTTCATTGCTCTATCAAATCCACCTAAGTCCGCTCCAAACTTAAAATTTAAAAATCCAATTGCTTTACTTGCCATGTTCTATTCTTTTTTTGTATAATTCTGCTTTTGCTTTTAAATCTTCAAAATCAATTTTCTTTTCATCTTTCTCCCATTCAAACAAAATCAAGTCCTGTGGTTTTATTCTTTTACCCTTTTGAATTTGTATGTTCAACAACAAACAAGTTGACCATCTTGTTCTTTCCCAATCACTTCTTTGTCTCATGTTTTCCAAATCATAAAATCCTTCAACCTTATTCCAGAACTCTCTTGGAAGCATATCATAAAAGTCATCAACATTCATTCCTAATTGTCCAAATGCTATCTTTTCTATTTTACGCCAAGTTAGCTCTTCCTTACTTTCTTGGCTTTGTTCTTTTTTTCAGAACCCTCTCCCATTGCTCTTCCTAAGATTTCAAATGCTTGTTCTACACAATCCATGTGTCCGTCAAACATATCTGTAACGTCATCTAAAGAATAGTGAAATGGTTGTTTTGCAGCTCTGTAACCATCCTCCAATCCACAATAAATCAAACTAAAAGCATCATTGAAAGTCATTTTTCCTTCTGCTAATTTGTTTAAATCATTCATTGTTGCTCCTGTCATTAAACTGTATTTCCTTAGAGAATTAAATCCAAATCTTATTGGCATTTTGTGTTCCCCGATTTCTAATATTTCGTATTTCATTTTTTCTAAGTTTTATCTTTTCTGTTTTTAAAAATAAGCCTACCCATCCACTCAGAAAAGAAAACGGACAGGCAGGCTATTATTTTAACTATTAAGCAATAGTTTGAGTCAATGCTCCTGTTCCTTGAAAACTAGCTGAAAAAGTTGCAGTGTCCTCAAGAGGTGCAGTTAAACTAACTGAAGTCAACCAAGCATCTCCAACATATTTTGTGTCCCCTGTTGTTGAACCTGTTGTTCCAAAAGTTAAAGAGAATTTTGCTCTTGTTGCCCAATATCCTGTAAATATTTCACTTAAAGTTTCATTTGAAATTGCAGAACCTGAAGGGTCTAACCAAGCATATAGTGCGTCAACACTAACATCCCAGTTTCTTAAACCTTCCATGTTCTCTTCAAACCCATTGGATTCCTTGTTCGTCACACTTCT